TATGCTCCAGGAGGTACCGGCATACCTCCACGATCGGGTTTGTAATTACGTGGTTTTCCTGCGCTGAGTTCTAGATTCTCACCTGACATGGTCACTCATCCTTTGCTATAATTTGTGGTCTTGTGGGCACCAAGGCTGACTGATTAGCATAATCAATATCGTTAGGGCCAAAGTTGCGTCTTGGTACTGGAGTTGGGGCTGTGGGTATCAAGGCCGACTGAGTTGAGAAGTCAATATCAGTTTGACCAAAGTCGCGTCTTGGTACTGGAGTTGGGGCTGTGGGTATCAAGGCAGAAGCGGTTGAATAATCAATATCGCCGGTCGATGTTGCAGGTTGCGGTGGAGAAGCTGGGCGAGGTGTTGGTGGTGCCTGGCGAGGCGTTGGCAAAGCCGAACCAGCTGTGCCGGCAGGATCATACAGATCACCGTATTCGTTTCTACGCAGAGTAGATACCTGTCCGGTTTCATCCACAATTTCGGATCCCAAAGACCCATCATTAGGTATGCCGGTGGTGCGCGACGCAGCGGCTGTAGGCGTAGTTGCTGGTCTCCCAGTACCAGTGTTAGCGGATGCTTTTACCTCACCTGTTACTAGCTTGCCGGTAAGCTCCTGTTCAAACTTGCCTTTGCTGAATATACTTTTGCATTCAACTGCTGTAAACGTATAATGCTCTTGCGGTAATCCTTGGCGGTTCATGGTGTTGGTATTCATGATACCAGTGTTAAAATCATAATCCACAGGTTGGTTAAAACTCACATCAAACATGATTGCCGAAGCATCAAAGTTGATACTGCCGTCAGGGGTAAATGGAGCAAAGTTAAATGTTCTGGCACTTACTCCAAGGCCACATTCACCCTGTTGTAACCAGGCAGGGTCGCCGACTATACGCATTTTGACTGTGCTTAACGATTTAGGATCATACAAAAAACTGGCAGCATTGTCGCTGGGTTCGTTGGCATAGTCTTTAGCGCCTTGAGCATGATTTTCACTGGTGGCCACATAGATTTTACGATTTTGATCACGCCAATCTGTTTTGAGCGTTTTTTGTGTGTTGGCGCCAATGCCGGTTAGGGCTATACGATAAGCATTGTCATATTTTTGTTCGTAGCTTAGGATCTGTGTGTTCTGCCCGGTAAACCAATATTGATACGACTTGTGTACTCCGCGATACCGACTTTCAGGATAATATTGGCTGATCATTTGTGCAGGCTGGTATGGACTAACAATAAATCTCATTCGATAAGCAAAATCATTTATAACATTGTCTTTCCCTAATGGTTCTGCAGCCACACTAATCTTAAACCAAGCCATGGGTTTACCAGTGCCTGGACTTGATACTTGTTTTTGCACACCGGTTACTGGATCTGGTACTGGACTAATTTGCACTATCTGTTGATCTGTAATGAAACTGCTGACTCGCATCACGTTGTCAATTACTTGCACAATTTGTGATCCGGCCGACACTGGCCAAGTCATGGCATTGAGATTTAAACTGTTTTTATCTCGGTCAAGTTTATCGGATGCAGTAGCATTGTTTTGCATGGGAGCTTGAGATTTATTTTGATCTCCAGGCCGTTTGATTGTAGAATCACCTAGAGCCGACGGGGCAAATTCAATCACATACTGATCAGGAATTTCACGTTTTTTATCTTTGACCAATTGCGCTTGAAATTGGTTAAGGGCGGCACATAGGCCAGTAAACAGATTTTCTTTGCCGGCTACCGGAGCGGCTGACGCCTTGGCCGGTGCAGCGGTGTTGTTAATACCTGCGGCAAAACCACCAGACGTGGTGCCTGTGGCCGCAGCTACAGCATCCACGCCACCAAACTCAGCGGCTGAACTGTTTCCGCGAATGTCGGCATTGTCCTCTACTGGTGGTGGGCGTAAGCGTTGTCCTCTTGCCATGATGTTATGCTCCTACTACAGTAAATGGGCTAGCTGTTTCACCAGTAAAATTACCGTTGGCATCAACGCCTGCCTGGCTTTGTTCAACCACCACCGATGCAGCTACCGCTTGATTGACTGGGGCAGGTTGATCTTGCCTAGCACCACGATCGGTAGTATTTCGTGTAGTTATTGGTTTGCCATTTAACAACTGACTTACAGTTTGACCAGTCATAACAAAATCATGCGGAATTGTTCCGCGGTCGGTACTACTATTGTATTTCATAGGAATAGGTTTGCCAAAAATTGAATATTCTATAGCTTTGCTGGCCACTGTAAATTTTATATCTGTCAAAGTAAAAGGATAATATTTGGTAATTGAGGCTGTCTGTCCATACCCGCCACTGGCACTGTTGCTGTTGGCGTTGTAGGTTCCTCGTGCTGGCGCGACCAAGTTGCCATTTGCATCGTATCCATAAAATTGTATAATCAAACAATATTGTGCAGTAAGGTAGTTTGGAGCATCAGCTGTGCCGCTGGTGGTAGGGACAGCACCGTACACTGATTTTACAGCATTGTACAGACTTTGTATCAGTGTGATACCGTTGGGCTCGGTTACTCGAAATTTTATATCCACAGCATTGTTGGCCGCATTTTTTCCGCCGCCCCAGATTTTACTACTGATTTCAAGATCATCCATGTAGTAGTCTACAGGAAATGCTGGACTACGGCCTGCAGCAGGTGCACCACCGCTTTGCATCAGCAATTGCCAACCGGTCACATTGGCTCGTTGTGCCGTGACCATGGCGGTAAATTGTGCCGGACTTAGTAGATACCAACTGATGCTATAGGTATAACTGGCATACTGATCCAGTTGATTGGGCTGTGTTGGGATCAGTTGATTTGCATTCCCAGTTGAAAACACAGCCAGGACCTGTTGTGTGGCCGCGGTGTTGGGGCCGGGGTTGTTGTCGGATCCTTTGGATTCAAATGCGTTGGATGAGGTGCCAGCGCCGGTGCCACCCGATGTGGGTGCTTGAGTGGGGCCGTCATCTCTGGCATTGGGTGCTGGTGTGCTTTGTGACTGTCCGGTGGTCAGTGTGTTTACAGGTGCGGCAATGTCACCTTTTGGTGCCGGTTCATTGACTATGAGTTCAGTAAGTTGGGCATGGACACTTTTAAGTTCGACACGTAGTCCGCCAACTTGTTCTCTATAAGTATTTACAGCCTGTTGATTGCCGCTTCGTGCGGCCTGACTGACTTGATCTTCAAGTGTGGTTATCTGTCCATTAAGTTGATCTATTTGGGCGTATAAAGCGTCTGCGCCTGCTGGCAAGCCTGTGGTCATATCAGAATCCCAACACAGTTTTTAAGGTGTCAATTTTTGGCAGGTAAATTACAGCGCCTGCTTCAAAGTCCATGGGTGGTGCCGTAAGTGTGTTGGGATTGCGTTGATAAAACACCCACCATAGACCAGCATCGCCATACAGGTCATAGGCCAACAGGTCTGGCCTATACTCAAACGTGGTATTAATAGTAAACAAAATGTCGTCGCTGCTTTTGGGTATGGGTCTATTGACCATGACATCTAGGAAGAATTGACTGTATCCTGTTAAAAAATACGGACTGGTGCTAGAATATTGATCGCTCATTACCAAAATCCTCCTTTGAGTAATTGACCATTGGCAAATCCTTTGAGACTAAACTGTCGACTGACCTGTTGACGACTTTGCACCGGCAACAAGGTCAGTTGTATATCTATCTTGCTGGGCACATAGGTGGGATTGGCCAATAAGCTCTGCAAGGGCGCCGGTATGGCATTTTGAGCGCCTGGCGGCAAAAACGCTGCGGCCAGTCTTGTTGCTGTAGGTGCCACGGCATTGAGCGTAGTAGAATACAAATTTTGCAAAGGTTGTAGATTCAATCCAAGATTGTTTGGACTCCCGGAACTGATATAATCCACATCAGGTGGCAATGCATAGTTGAATGATTGTACTAGGCAAGGATGGTTGTTGAACTGATAGTCGCCCAGGCCGCTGAGGAATACCAAGGGAGGCGGCGATCCGCGCTGTGCATCTTGACCGTAGAACATTTTTGTTACCGATCGGAAAAAATGTATTACTGCCAACACATAGGCTGCATCTGCGGTACTTTGAGCAGTAAAGGTAGCATTGATATTGATTGCATCTGTATAACTGTTTTGATAAAAATACCCACGATAATTGCTGTGCGTGAGATCGTATTCGCTGTACTTGGCTTTATAAGCAGTGGTTATAGACGGAGTGTAGGGAAATATAACACCGTTGGTTACTTTTAACGGTTGCAACAAGCCAGCGTCTGGCGCTGCATATAGGTACGTGGCACCGGGGGCTAATCGCAAGGTCACACGCCAGTCAGTATTACGTGGCATTTGTTGTGATAAATTGGTGTTGGTTTCTTGGTTCTGTGCCTGGACAACTCCGGACGTTACTTCACTTTGCGTACTGTTTAATGGACGACCAGTTTCGTCATCAATTTCGGCAGCACGATATAACGACCCGTTTTTGAACGTGTTACCCAAGCTGTCGGTAGTGAATTCATCTCCATCGTCTCCATAGCCCACAGCTGAAGCCGGCGTCACTGGTTCTGCGGAGGTTCGTATATCAGACACTGGCACTGCCACAGTTTCACCTGCACTGAGTCCGGCTTGGTAGTCGCCTTCGCCTGGATCAATCGGTGCCGGTGGCGACATTCCAGTTGCATTGGCCTCGTTTTGCAGTCGTAGCCCTTGTTGTTGATCTCTTTCATTTACCTGACGTTGAACATCTGAATCTGATCCAGCATAGGATATACTTTGTTGCCCAGGTGGGGTCAGTGCTGCACTACCGCCATTATTGTTTGTATAAGCTGCCGCTTCTGCATAGGTAGCAAAGTTTTGCATCTGGCCAGTCTTGTCATTATACACCTCATATGTGGTTACTGTTTTAAAGTCAGTCCGGTCGGCATTAAAGACTGTAGTCTTGTTGGTGCCTATAGATAGTGGTGATCCAGCCATAATTGTTTTCCTATTGTATATTTAGTGAAAAAATAAACCACCCAGATAATGATTTAAAGGTTGACATGTGTGGTTTTTGTGCTACAATAAATATACTATTAGGAGATCAACGAGTGTCAACTACACCCACAAGAACACCAGCAAAAACGAATTATTTAAATAATCGTGACATCTTAAAACAAATACACCTAAGCAAAAATACCTACTGCGCATATCTAGATCCTGTAGCGGATCATCAGTATGACATCATTTTGCCCACGCTGGCCAAAATTAATCAACGCACCATTGCTGAAGCCAGGCGCAATAGAGCCGATAGATTAAAGCGCGAAGGTACAATTGTAGATCCAAAAAAGATACCAAATACTGACCTAGTTTTCCGTATTACCTGCTGGGATCACATACCTATGGCACCTAAAAAAGTGCCCAAGACCGCGGCCAAAAAGAAAAAAATTGAAGACATTTTTGAACTAGAATTAGATGCAGAGGAAGATCTCTTAGCAGAATTACTGGATATTCCAGTGCTCGACGAAAAGCATGTGCGTCTAAACTTTCCACCATTTTATCACTATCGGTTGGATGAAAACAAACAACCGTTTCAGGTGGGCAAGAGTCACTGGATTGGTGATTTTGAGCACGGCGAGTTCTCTAAAGATCACGGTAATGCCACACGCACACTTGCTACCATGTATATGAAATTGTGCGAGCGTTATGCTACTCGTAGCAACTGGCGTGGCTATACCTACAATGAAGAAATGCGTGGACAAGCCTTGCTACAGTTGAGTCAGATTGGCCTACAGTTCGACGAATCAAAAAGTCAAAATCCGTTTGCTTACTATACAGCAGCCATTACCAACAGCTTCACTCGTATTTTGAATTTAGAAAAGAAAAATCAAAACATTCGTGATGACATGCTAGAACAGGCTGGGCTGAATCCTTCGTGGACTAGACAAAACGCAGGCAAGAAAAATCCCAACTTTGGCGCAGTGGTTACCAATATTGACATTGCTGAATACAACAACGACGATTAACCAAATGGGTTGCAAAACCCATTTTTGTAGTGTATACTTCTAAACTATGAGTCTATTTAAAAAAGTAGCAGTATGTACCGATATTCACTTTGGCCTAAAGTCCAACAGCCTACAACACAATCAAGACTGTAGTGATTTTATTGATTGGTTTATTGACACAGCCCGCGCCAATGGTTGCGAAACAGGCATGTTCCTCGGCGATTGGAGTCATCAACGTGCAGCCATCAATATGCAGACCTTACAGTATAGTTTGCGTAGCTTGGAAAAACTATCGGCGGCATTTGATCGGTTTTACTTTATTCCGGGCAATCACGATTTATACTATCGTGACAAGCGTGATATCTACAGTACCGAATGGGCCAAACACATACCCAACATACAAATTGTCAATGATTGGTTCCAAGACGGCGATGTTATAATTGCTCCTTGGCTGGTTGGCGATGATCATAAACGGATTCCAAAAATGAGTGCCAAGTACATGTTTGGGCACTTTGAATTGCCACACTTTAAAATGAATGCTATGGTTGAAATGCCAGATCACGGCGAAGTTAAAGTAGAAAGTTTTGGCGGATTTGACAAGGTGTTTAGTGGACACTTCCATCTTAGACAACAGAAAAACAACATTAATTATATTGGCAACTGCTTTCCGCACAACTATGCTGATGCTGGCGACGCCGATCGTGGCATGATGATCCTAGAGTGGGGATCTGAGCCAGTGTATCATGCATGGCCAGGACAACCCTTGTATCGTGTGCTTAAACTAAGTCAAGTTATTGATTCAGCACCCAATATACTTGTACCCAATATGCATGTTCGTGTAGAATTGGACATTGATATTAGTTACGAAGAAGCCAATTTTATCAAAGACACATTTGTTAAGGATTACAACTTAAGAGAAATGGCATTAATTCCTGTTAAGAGTAGTGCTATAGATACTGACATGGCACCAGGAGAAGTCAAATTTGAAAGTGTGGATCAGATTGTCACCGATCAGCTAACCAACATTGAAAGTGAATTTTACGATCCAAAATTATTGTTAAAGATCTATCAAAATCTATGAGTTGGGTATCAAACACAGAATTAATAATACAATTTAAAATTAAAAATCTCAATGCTAATACCAATTGATTTTGTAGCCGGCACTCATGGTCACTTTTTAGAAGTGGTGTTAAATAATTTTTTTAACAGTACCGCAACAAATTTGGACCCATTTAACTCACTTGGTGCAAGTCACAAGGTTAATTCTGAATATTTAAACTCAAGAATGTTTGTGGCTCGACATTGGTTTGAAGATTCTGTTAATAAACTATCTCAATTTGATCGTGCAATTTCTATACAGTTTGACCAGGATGATTTATTATTGGTGTCATCAGTAGGCTTATTGCGAGCTGGAGATCAAGGTATTGACAACAATCAATTAGAAATTGACACCTATTCTAAACTTAATAATGTTTTTTATCAAGGCGTGTTGGCAGAAATTTTAAATGCATATCCAGAATTTAGTAACAGCAACGGATCGATACCCAGAAACATTTTAAGAGAATTTTTTAAATTTGGGTTTTCAAATCCAAATATCAACGGCTATTGGAAAAAACAACAACAAATGCATTATACAATGCCAGTGTTTATATTCAAATTTAAAGCGTTTTATAATTACAAGTTGTTTGTTGATACACTTAAAGAATTGCAAGATTTTATAGGGTTACCTTTTAAATTCGACAGTGAGCTGGAACTACTACATAAAAAATTTCTAAGTCTAATACCATATGTTGACCACCAATTGCAGTGCAATAATATTATATCGGCTATACAACAAGGACAACAACAAATTATTCCGTTGTTGACAATGCTTCAAGAAAGTTATATTAATGGCCAATTGGAAAATATTTACAAAAAAGAAATGCCATTCCACGACCTAAACTACTTTACATCTACAGTAGATGTGTTACAATATTTAGAAACTCAGGCGCCTAATCTATGATCCATATTAAAAATCTAACCGTTAAAAACTTTATGAGTGTGGGCAACAGCACACAGGCTATCGACTTTGACCGTAAGGACTTGACGCTTGTGTTGGGCGAGAACTTGGACTTAGGTGGCGACGGATCACGTAACGGCACAGGCAAAACCACAATTATCAATGCTCTTAGCTATAGCTTATATGGACAAGCACTTAGCAATATCCGCAAGGATAACCTTGTAAACAAGACCAACAATAAAAATATGTTGGTCAGCTTGGACTTTAGTGTAGGTGGCAAAGATTACAAAATTGAACGAGGACGTAAACCTAACTTGTTAAGATTTTTTGTAAACAATCAAGAGCAAGTGGTCACAGACGAAGCTCAAGGCGACAGCAGAGAAACCCAGGATGCAATTGAACAAACTCTGGGACTCAGTCACGATATGTTCAAACATATCCTAGCACTTAACACGTATACAGAACCTTTCTTAAGCCTTAAAGCAAACGATCAGCGTACTATTATTGAGCAGTTATTGGGTATTACTATGCTGAGTGAACGTGCCGACAAGATCAAAGAACATAATAGAGCTACTAAAGAAGGTATCACACAAGAAGAATTTAGAATTCGTGCTGTTCAAGAAGCCAACAAACGTATTGAAGAACAGATTGAATCATTAAAGCGTAGACAAACATTATGGGTCACTAAACATGACGAAGATATCAAAGAACTTGAGAAAGCCCTTAAGGCGTTACAGAATATACAGATTGAAACAGAGATCCAGGCGCACAAAGATCACAAGGAGTGGGATCAAAAGCGCAAGGATATCAATGAACTATCTGGTCAAATCTCGCGAGTCAAGCTGGATATCAGTCGGGAGGAAAAGTTGGCGTCCAAATTATCAAAAGAAATTGAAACGCTCGAGAACCATGAATGTCATACGTGTGGGCAAGCCTTCCACGACAGTAAGCACCAACAAGTTCTGGAAGGCAAGCAGGCAGATCTGGCAACGGCGCGAGCGAGTAGCACAGAATTTAGCACCCTGTTATCAGAGTTGGAGACTGCCCACACGGCCTTGGGCACGTTAGGCAAACCGCCAGCAATGTTCTACGATAAAGAAAGTGATGCTATTCAACATCAAGCCACATTATCTAATTTAGAAAAACAGATTACCGAAAAGTCTATAGAGACAGATCCATACGGTGAACAAATTGAAGAGATGCAACACAAAGCGTTGCAAGAGGTCACGTATGATGGACTCAATGAACTTACTCGTTTGCAAGAACACCAAGAGTTTTTGCTCAAGCTACTCACAAGCAAAGACAGTTTTATCCGTAAAAAGATTATTGAACAAAATCTTAGCTATCTAAATGCTCGGTTAACGCACTATTTGGATCGTGTAGGTTTGCCGCATACTGTGGTGTTCCAAAACGATTTAACTGTTAGCATCGAAGAGTTAGGGCGTGAACTAGATTTTGACAACCTAAGTCGTGGCGAACGCAATAGATTGATCTTGAGTATGAGTTGGGCGTTCCGTGATGTATTCGAAAGCCTGTACCAACCTATCAACTTGTTGTTTATAGACGAAATGATCGACAACGGCTTAGATACACAGGGTGTGGAGAATGCGTTAGCCTTGTTAAAACATATGAGTCGAGAACGACACAAATCAATCTGGTTGGTTAGTCATAGAGACGAGCTAGCTGGGCGTGTAGAAAATATTCTTAAAGTTATTAAAGAAGGCGGATTCACAAGTTACAACACGGATGTAGAAATTGCGTAGACTTAAAGTTCTTCATATTGAGCCCACTGACGTTTGCCAAGCCGCGTGTCCATTATGTGCTAGAGAGACTGACCCAAACTTTAATAAAAGTAATAAACATCACCTACGTGTAGAACATATACAAAAACATTTTACCGATCGAGTAATAACACAATTAGATAAAATGTTTATGTGTGGCAACTACGGCGATCCGGCCGCAGGATATTATACCATGGACATCTACAACTACTTTAGAAAAGTTAATCCAGAAATTGTGTTAGGTATGAATACCAATGGGGCTGTTCAAAGTACATTCTTTTGGCATGCCTTAGGAAAGTTATTCAACAAACCTAACGATTATTGTGTGTTTAGTATAGACGGGTTAGAGGATACTAACCACGTTCATCGCAAAAATGTCAATTGGGAAAAACTAATGAGTAATGCCCAAGCATTTATTGCCGCAGGCGGAAGTGCTCACTGGGACATGCTGGTATATAAACACAATCAACACCAAGTTGATACTTGCGAACAATTGGCCCGCGACATGGGATTTAAATGGTTTCGAGCTAAGGTTAGTAAGCGTGGTTTTACTGACCGTTTAGAATTTCCATTAGGGTGGCAAACTCCTACGGTCGATCAAGGGCCTATTAAATGTCATGTGCTTGAAGAAAAAAGCATGTTTATAGATGCACAAGGTCGTGTAAGTCCATGTTGCTGGATTGGAGCTACTCAACGAGATTTTGTTAAAGACGATTTAAAAACTGTAAAATTAACTTGGAAAACCAACACACCCAATTCAGTATGTGTAAGTGCTTGTTCCACAATCAAAAATAAAACAGTATTTCAAGATCAGTGGCGCCGCGAGGTTGAGTTATGTTAGCTACCTGGCATTTTCATATTGAGATTAGTAGCAAGTGTACCTTGCGGTGTCCTCGTTGTGCTAGACAGGAAGTTCCTAAGGGGTTAGTTAACACAGAATTAGACCTAGCGTTTTTTAAACAAAACTTTACTCCAGAGTTTGTCCTTAATAATGTAGAAAAAATTACATTTTGTGGTGACGATGGCGATCCTATCTACGCCCACGATCTTATACCGGTAATTCAATATATTAAATCAATTAAATCTGTTGAGATTGTTATTGTTACTAATGGGTCGCATAAAAAATCAGAATGGTGGCGTGAACTAGGCAGTGTGCTTAATGAACAAGACACTGTACACTTTAGCATAGACGGATACGATAATGCTAGTAATAATTTGTATAGAGTAAACAGTGATTTTATATCAATTATAGAAGGCATTGAAAATCTTAGGCTTACAAGCAAGTGTCGCCTAGTATGGGCGGCTATAGCATTTAAGTTTAACGAAGGCCAAGTTGACTATATGCAATCTTTAGCAGTAAAATTAGAAATGGATGCGTTTCAACTTACTAAATCTACCAAGTTTGGTAGCGTGTATCCTAATTATGGCAGCAACGATCCACTTGAACCTAGCAAAAAGTTTGTCAGCAGGTCGCATAGGTTTGAAAGAGACGTTACAATATTAAGCTCACGTGGTCTTAATTCACAAGTAAACAAACAGAATATACAATTGTACAACTCAGTGCAAGAAGCAAATGGCGTCAAACCGTTATGTGAAATTGGCAATAAAGGATTATATATTGACGCACAAGGTAGGTTATTTCCTTGTTGTTGGGTAGCCAATAGATATAGTCACAACTCAGAATGGAAAGCTATTGCTACCAAATTTGATTTGAATTGCCGCACACTGGCTGACGCTGTAACTGATGATTTTTGGTCAACAACATTTAAAACTTTTGAGTGGCAAGAGTGCCAAACTAAGTGTGCAACAGGTAGAGTGGATGAAAAATATGCAACTGAGTGGTAAGATGATAACTACTAATCCATGGTATGGCTGTATGAAAACACTCCGATTGAAACTCTACCCGAAGACTGTGTTGGCTTTGTTTATCTAATCACAAACACCGTCACAGGCAGAAAGTACATTGGAAAAAAATTAGCAAAATTTAGTAAAACCTCATACAAAGTAGTAAAATTAAAGAACGGCAACAAGAAACGTAAGAAAATCAGAAGCAAAATAGACTCAGACTGGCAGCTATACTATGGATCAAACGATCAACTCAACCAAGACATTGCAGAGCTAGGCTCAGACAACTTCACACGAGAAATATTATTTTATTGCAATTCAAAGGCAGCTTGCAGTTATATAGAAGCTAGAGAACAATTCAATCATAGAGTACTAGAATCAGACGACTACTACAACGGACAGATAGTTTGCCGTATACATGGTAGCCACATAAAAAATAAAATTTAGATAGGCAGCTTTACTGACTCTGCGCTGGATGTTTGGTTCAGCCCCATCGAAGAACGGTGAGATACCCGGTCTGGAAAACTTTGGGTGTCAAAGGCAATTGCTAACTTAAGGCAACAAATGGTTTGAGCTCTGTAGAAAAAGATACAACTCATGCTTATAGGACTTGGATTTATTATCGGGTTACTAGGGTTCCGTTGATATGTGAAGCTAGAGTAAGGGGTACCGGTCAACCGCCTCTGTTGTGTGAAAATACAAATCTCTTTATAATAAATGACTATGCAACTCAGATGAAGTTTGTGT